AATCTGCGGAATAGCATCGAGTAGAAGAAATTTTAAGTAAAAAAGTGCCAGAAATGGTTAAGGCAAATCAAGAAGACATAATTGACTCTTTGGAAGAAATAAAAGGTTTAGTTCTTGATTAGCAGCACAACTTTGATAAGATTTAGAAGTCTGTTGATTTATTAAATACTTCTTAGATGGATTTAATGCGATATAATATGAATCGTCTTTATTATAAATATCGTCCGTTTAAGAAAATTTTAGATTGCGATAAAAAAGCTTTTATGAAATTGTATAATGATTATCATGATATGGGTGGTAATACTTGGATTGATAGTTTATATAATGAAGTAATGTGTTGGGAAATTGTTGAAGATGAAAGTGAATTAAAAATTGACAATTAAATAGAATTATGATATAATATACATAGATGAAAAAATCTATGTATATTTTTTTGGAGTGAAAAGAGTATGTGGTATTTATATGTAAGTATTGGAATATTTATTATTGGTTTAATTTTATTTATAATTGGTATTAAAAAAGAAAAATTAACAGTTGAAGAAGCCGCGAAAAAACATAAGAAATATATAGAAGAATTAACTTTAAAAGAAAAATAGACTTATGAATTGTACTGTAATTCTAGAAAATCTTTAGGAGAAAATTTAGAGCAGCTTGAAGAAAAACGAAAGGCTTTTATTGAGAGGGCGGCTGAAGCATAGGCTGCAACAGATAAGGTGCTTGCGTCCGAACAAGGGCGACTGGCCGCGGAACTTCAACATAGAAAAGAACTTTATGATATTGAATTTGAATAGGAAAGAGAGAAACGGCAGCGATATTTAGACGCTCATTTTGCTAGAATAAAAGAGTTAGAAGAAATAGCTTATAATGAAAAGAAAGAATAGTTGTCAGCAGAGATAGCCAGGTTACAATCTGAATTAGATGACTTTAAAAGTCGGCAAGAATCAGTAAATGAAGCAATTCTCCGATAGAAAGAATTAAAAGAAAAAGAAGATTTCTATTCTATTCAAGTCTCAGAAAATGACCAAGAAGATATAAAGGTTTTATAGTCAATGGACTTAAAATTACATAATAGAGATGTTATACCCAAACTAATTTGGGAATTATATATACGGCGGCCGTGTCAAGAAATGATTAAACGAGTAACGGGTGGCCGAAAAGTTGGTGGTATTTATAAAATTACTTATAAAAAAACTGGAGAAGCGTATATAGGAAAAACTACTGATTTCGCAACGCGTTGGACCAATCATTGCAAAACCGCTATTGGGCTTGAAGGGGCCGCACGGGCGACATTACACAATCGTCTTGGGCAAGACGGTTTATGGAACTATACGTGGGAGATTTTAGAAAAAGTCGATAAAGATAATTTAGCTTCCAGGGAAGCATTTTATATTGATCTTTACGGAACAAAGCAATAGTTAAATATGAAGAATGGAGATAAAAATGGAACTTAGTAAACTACAGAAAGAAATAGTAAATGCAACCGAACCATATATTGTAGTCGTTGCAAGCGCGGCGGCTGGCAAGACAAGAGTATTAACAGAACGAGTCCGTAAAATGTTACGAGATGGAACAGATCCAAAAGATATAGCTGTTATTACTTTTACTAATCTTGCTGCGCAAGAACTTAAGGAAAGACTTGCGGGAGATTATAAAGATGGAATTTATATTGGTACAATTCATTCTCTTGCAAATTATATGCTTCTGTCTCATGGAATTGAAACAAAAGCATATTTGGATAATGATAAATTTGATTTACTATTTGCCGCAGTAAAAAAGAATCCACAGTGTATTAAACATATAAGACATATTCTATTAGATGAAGCTCAAGATACTTCACCAGAAGAATATGAGTTTATTTTTGATATGATAAATCCAGTTACTTTTTTTGTTGCTGGTGATTATAATCAAAGTATTTATAGTTTTAAAGGATGCGATCCAGAGTTATTTAATCAGCTTATGGAGCAACCAGATGTAACTGTTTATAACTTAAATGAAAATTATCGAAATGGTAATAATATACTTAATTTTGCTAAAAAAATTTTGTCTGAATCTTATGCTTTTGATAGATCTGTTGCTATGCGGCCGGGCGGTACTGTTTGGGAAGGAGAAGCAACAATTGAAAATTTGAAGAATTGGATTCAGCGGCAAGGTGAGTTTAAAGACTGGGCGGTTCTTTGTACAACAAATGATATAATTGCAGAAATTAGAGAAAAACTAGAAGCACTTGGCATTCCATCTGTTTCTTTTAGGCAAGGCGAAGTAACAAAAGATCAACTTGAAGAAATGATGAATTCTAACTGCGTAAAGGTGCTGACATATTGGAGTGCAAAAGGACTTGAATTTCCTAATGTCGCCGCATGGAAACCGAAGAATTGGGGTGGCGATGAAACTTGTCGTGTAAATTATGTTGGCGCTACACGTGCAAAGAACATTTTGCTTTGGATGAAAGAGTCGCATAAAAAGAAAAAGTCAGTAAAACAAAAGAGTAAGTGGTTTTAACACTTACTCTTTCTCAATCGTATCTTTATCAACCCATCCATATACATTTGAAGTATTATCTATATGAATAATGTGGTATGGGTGTTTTGTATTTGCATTATTACTAATTAAAGTAACACGAGCCTTACCGGGTTTAGCAGGAACTCCAATAGTTGCTATTGCAGTATTGTAACAAACATTTCCTTTAAACATAACAATATCATTTTTCTTTATTGCTTCTGTTTTTGATATTGCTTTATTTAGGGCGGCCGCCGTGAGCGGGCCAACTTCACCGTCAATTGGATATACTTTATAGTCAGTTTGGAATTTCTTTACTGCTTCATAAGTATTATTTCCAAAATCACCATCCGCTCCATCTGGACCACAATCATAACCTAACTATATAAGCTTTTCTTGAAGTTGACGAACTTCAATTCCTTTAGAACCTTTTCTTAAAATGGTTGTAGATGGTTGAGACGGTGTTACTGGTTCTATTGGAGTTTCGTCTTTACTTGTATTGCTTATTGCGCTCCATTTTGGACGACCGAACCCAGCAACAGTTCTATTTCCTTTACTATAAGTGCGGCGTGCAACTGAATCACTTGAGTTGCCTTCGATAGTTGTAATACTAATCCAATTACTTCCAGAGCCAGATACTTTCTCAACTATACCAGTATGATTAATACCACCGCTTACATAGAAGAAAACCTAATCTCCAACTTCTGGATAATTAAAAAAGGCATTGTGTGCTTTATAGAATGAAGCACTTGTACTACATAAAGCAGAGCCACTACCAAGTGTCTAATAAGTCATTTCTGCGCCTTTTTGTGTACCAAATGCAGTACAGAAACACCAATCAACAAAAACGTCACACCAAGGTTGATTTTGGAGATCCCATCCGTAGAATATATTATCCCAAGTGCCAACAGCATATTTTATATAGTTGTTGGCACCTTCATGATATCCTATTTCTTGACGTGCTACTGATAGTAATTTTTCTCTTGCTTCAGTAATAGTCACTGTGCCACTTCCACATTAATTTCTTTAGAAACGTCGCAGATCTTGTCGATCATTTCACTAACAACGTTCCACTCAATTTCATAATTTAAAGTGCTAGCAACAGCTTTGAGTTCATTGATAACCCATTCTTTCTTATCGGCGCCCTTATCGAACATTTGTTCTGCTTGGGCCATAAGATTCATAACAAGAACCATTAATGAACTCCAGTTCTTTTCTTTTGCGTTAGCTTGAACGTATTGCACTAACTTAACAATTAATGGCACTAAAATAGCAATGCCGCTCAGAATAGAAATAATCGCTTGAATCCAAAAATTAAATTGTTCCATTACACATCCTCCATTTTACTTAGTTCTTCTTTGATCTAAGTAATTTCATCCTTTTGTCTTTTTTCTTGCTCTAACTACCATTCATGATCTTGCTGGCGGACTTTGGCTGTTTTTATCCAACCCATAAAACCACATTCTCCTGTGCAGGCTATAAAGAAGCATGTGCATAATGTGTCTGGAATACCGCCAGTAACTAAATATATCCAAACCATTATGATAGTAAATATTACGATAGAGACACCTACAATAACTAAAATTATATCCATTGTTTTCTTAGTCATTGAAATCATCCTCCTTATTT